GGCGAGTTCTTGTTGACTTGCACCTGAGTTAGCCAGGGCAATAATCTGATCCTGATAAGCAGAGACAAGATCAAGAACGAGTTTCCTTTGCTCGGCTGATGCTTCAGTGTCGTTAGTTAGGCTCTTGTTCAAAGAATCCTGCGCCTTTTGCGACTCCGAAACAGCCTTCGCCCGATCACGTTCGGTATCAGATAGGTCCGCGTTGTTCTCGGCCAACTCCGCAAGAATTTCGTTAGCCCGAAGGACATCTCCGTACTCTTGCGCAACAGACAACTGGTAAGACAATGTTTGATTTGATGCCGTTAACTTCTTGATCTTAGCATCTGCTTCAGCAATAGACTGCGCTGCATCCTCAACGGCCTGAGCCGCTTCATCAGCATAGTCAACAAGACCTCGGTACGATTCACTAACTCGGTCGATAGAGATACCGAGATCAAACCGGAAACTAAATGCCTTGTTAAAGACACCAGAAAGATCACTAACGTAATCTGAAAGTGTCTTGATCTCCTTGGCTGTGTTACGGGAAGACTTTGCAGCCTTGTCAGCGCCAGCACTGAAACCATTTCGGAGAGCATTTCCAGCCAAAGTCGCCGCATCACTGACACCCTTAAGACCAGTTGTTCCCTTACCACCGGTAAGACTGCTAAGGAGGTTGATGACGAAACCGAGTTGGCCCGCCGAATCAACCCCCATTGCGGTGAGGCTCTGAATAAGTCCAGCAACGAGCGTTGCGTACCGAGTGGAGTCTCCACCGGCAGCATTGACCATCGCATTGAGTGTAGCCTGAAGTGCCTGAAGATTTGCTTGACCACCTGCGCTGTAAACATCAAAGGCCGTACCATTTTGCTGAAGAGAGCCACCCAAGTCATTGAGTGCCTTCTGCATTGTAGCCTGAGAATTCACGTAGAACGTGTTATTGTCTACAGCATCTTGCAACTTGTTGGACAAGTCATCATACGAATCACCCAAACCGTCAGTGGCAGTCTTGTTTTCACCAAGAAGACCGTTGGTGATTTTCTGCGAGATGTTCCATTCGTTCTGGGCATCCTTGATGGCGTCCGTGCTCACACCAACTGATTTGAGAATCTGGTCATAGGCATCAGCAAACTTAGCGGCCGAATCTGCTGCCTGAGCAGTTTCGTTAGAGATGTCATCAAATGATGTTGTCTGAGCATCGAGACGATCTCGTTCGTCAGACCAGAGTTGATAACCAGCAACAAGATCATCAATTGCGGTCTGGTTTCCGAGAACAGCCTGTGTGATGGTGTCAATGCTGACACCAACACTGTTTGCCAATTGTGGGATACCCGAATCCATCAAAGATTTAGCAATTTTCTGACCCGTGAGTTCGGTAATGGCACCAGTTTCAGCATCAAGACTGTCAACAAGGTCGTCAGTCAACTGCTTTGTGTTGCGCTGTTCTTCACCAAAAGCAGACAGAATTGATGTCAACGCGGTAAAAGCAAGACCAACACCCGTTGATGCTACTAGAGACTTGATCGTCAACCCGAGTACGCTTGTTGCACCAGCAGCAGCCTTAGCCCCAGCACCGAATGCACGGAACTTACTGTTAGTTGCATCCAGTGTTGTTCGGTATGCTGTTGTAGCAGCAGTCACTCGGTTCAGACCAAGAGTCATTGCCGCGAATTGCGCAGACAACCCGCGCATACCCAGACCAGTGCGGCCTAGAGAAGCGTTGAGTGAGTCTTGCGCCGTCTTGGTAGCGTACAGAGTTGCCAAGAGCAATGCTTGACCAGCGCGATAGGCTGTAAGTGCCCCTACGGCAACAACGACAGCCCCGGCAATCCCGAGGAAGATTTGACCGACCTGGTTCTGTGCAAGAACGAAGAATGCATCAGCGATGTTCTGAAGCATGTCAGCAAACATAGCCAATGGGCCATTAGCCTGTTCGCCCACAGCACCAGCGATAGCCTTGACGGTGTTACCGAGAACCTGGAACTTCGAGGCTACGGTATCAGCGATAATGCTGTACTGCTGCCCTAGTTCGATACCGTCAGCAAATGCCGTTGCGGCATCATTGAATGACCCGCGAACTACGTCACCAGCATCCGCCAACTTCATCAATGTTGGCACATCGCGGACGGATGTAATACCCAGGTCTGCTAGGACGGCAACCACGTCGCCGCCGCTGGTCTTAACGTTTTCTAGCCCGCTGAGGAAGTCCTGGAATACGTTAGCAAAATCGTCAGTGCCCCATGCTGATTTGAACTGCTGAGCCGTTGTCCCGGACAACTGAGCAAAGAGTTCTAGTTGGTCGCCACCAGCACTGATCGCGTCGGACATCTGTGTAAACGTACGGGTGATCGTACCACGCGAGAGTTCCGGTTGAGTGCCGACAGACGCTAGCGCGCCAGAAAGACCAACGATCTGTTCCGCAGTCAGACCAGCATATCGACCCATTGAGACGATCTGTGTGGCAATGTTGACGATCTGCGTCTCAGTAGCAACCGAGTTGACACCGACCTTAAGGACAGCGGATGCCAGGTTCTCGAACTGCGCGCCAGAGACATCGGCCAGTGACTTGAATCGACCGATAAACGTACCTGCGGCTTCGGAACTGAGGTCGGTGGTAGCAGTAAGTTTGGCTACAACAGCAGTGAAGTTGTCTACATCTTTGGCCTGAATGTCCAACTGACCACCGAGTTTTGCAATCTCAGAAAGATTAGCAAACGACTCGGGAATCTGCGTTGACATGTCAAGCAGAGAGTTGTAAAGGTCTTCTGCCTCAGTTTTGGTTGCACCTGTTGTACGGCGAACCTGAGCAAACTCACTCTGGAAGTCAATACCTGTCTTGAGAACAACCGCACCAACACCGAGGAGTACGCCAGAGATGGTCGTCCATGTGCGTGCTAGGTCATAAAGAGCATACCGCTGAGTAATGATGCTCTCGTTGGCAGCATTGATCTGCGCCTGTGTAGCACCATAAGAAAGACCAGCGCGCTCGACGGAAGCAGCATACTGAATCTGCGCCTTGGCACCCTGCTGAAAAATACGCTGCTGGTTAGTGTAAATAGCATTCTGCTGGTAAGCAGAAGCAAGCATGTTGCGCTGTGCAACGTTCGCCGCGTTGATCTCCTTGATGGAAGACCCGTAGGCAACACCAGTCTTCTCCACCATCGCGGCGTACTGCGCCTGCGCGCGAGAGGATTGCTCGATGATGGCATTACGCTTAGCAAGAGCCGCGCGCTCAAGATCGGCAGAAACAAGAAAGAGGTTCTTACCAGTATCAGACCGAGTTGTTGACCCGATGTTTAGTGACTTTTGAACTTCATTTGCTTCTGCCCGCAACTTACGCATTGCGGCAACTTGCTGGTTAATAGCAGCAGCAGAGGCACTACCTGAGGTGCTGAAAGAAGCCAACGCCTTTTGCGCACGATCAAGAGCCTTAGCAAGACCAGGACCAGCAGTTTCCTGCAACCTTGCCATCGTGGTGATAAGACGATTTACTTCATCATCACCAGTAACATCGATATCGATGATACCCTTGACGTTCATGTCATCAGCCATTAGCCACTCCTTGGATCATTGTCTAATTCTACCGGATCAGACATTTCCTGGTAGTATTCCGTGCGTGTTGGGAAATCCCCATCAGCCTGCGGAGGACGTGCAGGAACGGTGTAGTGAAATTCACCCCAATGCTTCTTGTCCTTGAGTGCGGCAGAACGATCCTTGGACGGTAAGCGGTTGACTTCTGCTTCCTTGAGAGCACGTTCCGCGTAGCAAACGCTCGTCTTTACCTCAAAGAAGATGTTGTTGCTCTTCGATCGGCACAGCCAAACAGGGTGACCACACTTAGGGCAGATTTCATCCTGTAGTCGCTGGTACGCCTCAATGAGCATGAAGTCGAACGGAATCCACGGGTCTGTCGGCTGTTCGTAGAAAATCATCGAGCAGGGACGAATCCCTGCCGTGATTGACGCCTTGATCTTGGAGATGAGATATTGGTTTTCCCGCTGAGCCAATACCTCTACGAGAAATCCGGGGTGACCGCCTTGTCGAACTCCCAGACAGCGAGAGACAACTGAAGTGCAAGGTCTACCAACTTGGCATATTCCTCTTCTGCGAGAAAAGCCCGCAGTTCGAGAACTTCGTCCACGTTCCAGTGGTGCTCGTCCACATCACCATTGACGTTTTCTACCTTGACAACGCTCTCGGCAACGTACTTTCCAAACCGCCAGGCAAGGCCGTCTCCGTTGTCGAGATCAGCGTCTTCACCGAACTTTGCCTTAGCCTCTTCGTCAATGCTCTTACGAACACCCGGGGCGAAACCGCGCATGTGGAAAGTCAGACCGCTAGCAAGAATCTGCTCCCGGATCGGCTTAAGCGCCTCATCGAACTCGTTGGCCTCATCGCCTTCCTTGGCGTTATTAGCCGACGCCTCAAGATGGGCGTAGGTGTAAAGAGCAGCAACATCAGTATAAACAGTTACATTGTCTGTTGGGTAGGAACGGCCCTTGGCAGCCGCGAGTACATCAAAAGTCTTAACGTCCATTTTTCTCCCTTGTTAGTATCAACATCTTAGCATGAAAAAGGGACGGTCATTGCTGACCGCCCCTATTCAATGAGTGACTTAGGCTACTGTAATTGTAACTGCTGTCGTTACACCGGTTGCAGCCGGGTGGGTCGCAGTGATGTCTGCTGTTCCAGCAGAAACACCAGTAACAACGCCATTCTGAGAAACGGTAGCAACGGCATCGTTAGAGGATGACCAACGAACAGCCTGCGTCGCGCGCTTCCCACCAAGCGTTGCACGGATCACACGCTTAGCGCCTACGGCCAGGGTACCAGTACCAACCGCAGTCAAAGATACGGCAGTGGCGTTCTTTACCTGAGTGTTGACGTATACCGTACCCTGGGGCATGAGTGAGACGCTGTACTTAACAGAGTCCTCACCCTCGGTGTCGTCTACGAATGACGCAGCCATAAACTTGTAAACGTCTACCCAATCGCCAGCCGCAACGTTACCGGAAGTACCGGTAGTGCCCTGAAGCGCACGAGCGATCACGTACAGTGGGAACCGTGGCGTCTTGAAGAACTGAAACGCCTTACCGTACGTAGACGTAACGTCCTTGACGTTGTACGGGCGGAACAGCGAAATGTCGCCAGAGAACTGCGCGAAGCCACGACTCGTGGCATTACCCTTGTCCATGATAGAACGGTCATCAATGTCGTTCGACGCCGTTGCACCAGGGAACGTTGATGTGTCCCAAGAGATGGCGTCAGAGATGTTCAGACCGCTTGTGTTGATCTCGGTAGCGCTAGGAGCATCCGGGTTCGTCAGGCTTGCCTCGGCAATGACCCAATACTGAACGTTACCGTTTGACGTGACCTTAGTATCAGCCATTATGACACCACCGCGTAGTTGATGTTGAGGCTACCGGTGTTCTTGAACCGAGCGCCATGCTTAAGAAGTGTGTTGTCCTCGACCAAATTCGAGGGTAGGTCTGTCGTTACTCCGTACATGGAGATAACGTCCGAACCGTCTGTGAGGAATGCATCCGTTGAAGCCTTACCGATACGCTTGATCGCCCAGAACGGCCGGTCTGCTGTGAGCGTAAGATCACGTGCAAGATTAAAGACACCGTTTGCCGTGACAGACGAGTCACGGAGGAAGTCTAGTGAAACCTCATAGTTGTCGAATGTCGGGTTCTCGACCTGACCGATATCGCACACAGTAAGTGTGTTGTCCGTGTCAGGGTCGGTCATGTTCATGGTGTAGTCGTCAAGTGTTGCACACGAGACGTTGAATACCATTCCACCCTCGTTTGAGGTATAGACGAACTGATCGTTCAGTTCTGCTGCTGTCGGGTGTGCAGGGTCAGCAAATGCCTCTGGGTAAGCCAGAAGAATCGTGACGTTACCGCGCAGCAACTTCTCATTGCCAGCCATTTACTCGTCCTCTGTTCGTGAATCGTCTGGATCATCAAGTGGTTTGACCGGATACACCAGTTCGAGGAATTCGTCTTCCGTCATTCCGCCAAGGCAGTCAAGACAGGTACCATCCTCTGGACTGATCTCAACGAAATCAGGATTAGACGCAAAATGTGCGGGATATTCACCCGATTTTCCCGTAACGGTGCTCTTGAACCACTTGAAATCACTCATGTGTATATCTTACCATGCTCATTCTGTAGAAAGGTTAGTCAACCATGAAAACGCGACGTATCTGAAATACAACGTTGGGTTAAGTCCGTTTGATGTATGCGGGTAGATTGCCGTCCCACCTTCAAGTTGCATCTCGCCACAATCTGGTGGCCTGTATCCAGCAAGGTTTCGTACTTTGTCCTTGACCTTGTTTGCTGCATCATCAGTTGGTGCTTGAATCTCCACGGTGCAACCACCACGCAGAGTGTCGAATCGTGTTGAGACAACATTGCGGTCCGCCGATGTACGAACAGGCTCAAGGAAGTAAACGACGATGAGCGGGTAATCCGGCGAAATACCTTCGGGCACGGAGGTCGTGTACACCCGTGGAACGATCGTTTTCAGTTGAGCAATAACGTCAGCCTCAACGGCAGAAGTTGATAGGACCATTACCGGATACCAATCCTCTTGAGCCGAGCACGAACCTCTTCACGTGCCCAAAGTGTAGCACCAAGAAGTGCGTGCATCGGCGGAATTTTCTTTCCGCTGATGTAGTGGACGAAACCCAAATCTTGATACTTGTAATAATCGTGATAAGGCTCACCCTCAACACCCCAACCAAAGGATGCTTTGATAGGACCACCAGCACGTGAAACGGGTGTCACACCGACGCTGTACTTCATGTCACCTGTCTCGATGCGATCGATGCTGTTGCTCATGCGCCACGCGGCCTCTTCCACCACATCACCCACGATGATCGCTGCCTGGTCACGAATCTCTTTGGGGTAGTTCTTCAACCGTACTCGTAGCGCACTCAAACCACTCCACTGTGCATAGGCCATCAGACCACTACTTCCTGGTTCAACGTACAATAGAAAGTTCTCTCAATCGGGTTCGATGAGTCAGGAACTTCCGAAACAACGAACTGATACGAAAGAAGCGTTTCATTAAGTGGTGATGATGTTACTCGGCATTGCTGCCCAGGACGAAGGTCTGCATCGGTCAAGGGCACTGAGAACAGAACAGTCACCGCAGAGGTGTCGTTACCAGGTACGTCGAGACGATACGCCGACCGGATAGGTTGCACACGGGCGATACTTGTCAAGATCGTAGTCGTAGGAATCGACCAGGTATCCGTATCAACGTTGTACTCTTTATCTCCCTCCTCGTAGACAACAATTTCTGCCACCATTGTTCGTGCCACGACTGGTGCATACTTCTGTTGCCATGCGAGAGAAAAAAGCGGAGGGAATGCTCCGTTTCTTAGTCCCACAGTGGTACACCTTCAATGTGAACGGGTACTTCTGGATAGACCAGAGTGAAGAAATCCTCACCAGCGGTGGCGGACTGTTCACGAAGAGACTTTGCGCGTGATAGATAGAGAGCAATCGTATCCTTCTCGCTGATCGACAGATCATCGGTCTTGATCGTTGAAAGAGCGCCGGACATGGCAAGACCGGTTGCAAGCGTTTCTAATGCTGTCGCCGCTGCAAGAAATGGGTCATCGTCATTGGTGTCAAGAAAAACCTGAATATCGGCATCCGTGTACATGGGGGGTGAGCCGAGATCAGGAATAAGCGTACGAACTGTGTCAATGAGTGCCATCATGCCTCCAAAAGTCTTACTACTATCTTACCGTAAAAGAAAAGCCCGCCCGGAGCAATGCTCAACAGGCGGGCTACGACGCGCGAGAGAGGGAGGAACACGTCGTCTGACTATCTTATCACATACAAAAGCCCCCACCCGACCTAACGAGTGAGGGCTTTTGCGCTAGTTATCAGGACTGCGAACCGTTGGACCAAATGATGGCGTCTGGCGTCCAGTTTAGACCCTTGATGACCTGACGAACTCGGAAGTCAACCGAGTCGTTGTCGAATGAACCCTCGTAAGGCGAGATCGCGCCGCCACCGACATAAGAGCCGGTTGCGTTGTTGACGCGCAACTCAGGTGCCTCGTTACCGATGAGGGTACCCAACTCAAGCACCGGACGACGGAAGCCGCCTGGCTTGGGAACGAGGTACCAAGCATCGCCAGTGACGTACTCAGACTCAAGAGGCGTGATACCAGCGAGCGGGTTGGTCCCGTTTACTGCGTACACGAACTCTGGCGTACCCGAAGCCGGGTTGGTCTGAATCTGGTTGAGCGTCTGGTTCAGGAGGAAGTTGACAACCGGAGCGGTGCCAACGGGAACGATGAGGTTCCAGCCTGCCGTGTTGACGATGCGCCGACCATTGATCGTACGAGCAGCGAACTGCTGTAGAGCAAGAAGGAGAGCGTCGCGGGTCAACTTGGGGTTGGCCGTAACAGTCGCACCAGTAATTGGCGCTGTGCCAGCGGCGACCTGCTGTGACGAACCGACACCAGAGATAAGAGCGTTGTAAACCTCGTACTCTTCAGTGTCGAGCGCAACCTTGAGAATCTCGCTGGGTAGAGCGTTGACGAAGCCAACAGCGTCGTTGACGAGCGCTTCCCACGTCAAACCAACCTTGAAACCTCGCTTGACAATGCCGTTACCCTCATACTCCTCACCACGAAGAGTGGCGTAGGGGTAAGGAACACCCTCAGGAACTAGTGGTGAGATATGACGCGGAGTACCCGAGCCAAGAACACCATCCTGCCAGTCTGGCACAAGGGAGTACAGAACTGCAGGTCGGAAGTCCGATAGCGGACGACGGGTCGCAATCTGAGTCCACGTGCGAGGTGCCTCATCGAACTGCGGGAGAACGTTGAGGTTCACAAGGTGTGCGAAGTTGAACACTGCGTCGGAAGTGGTCATTGCCTCAACGAGACGACCAGCGGCCTGACGGTTACCACGCTTGGTAGCCTCGACCAACTCGCGCATGTCGCGCAACTTAGCCGCAGTAACACCAGCGGGTAGGTGCAGACGCCCATCAAGGGTGAGTGCGTTCTTCATTATCAGGCTCCAATCCGAACAGGTGCAACACCGTTGGACTTGGCATAACCCGGAGGATAATCCGTCCAGCCAAAAGCAGTGTTGGTGTCAACAGTGAGTGTTAGTGCGCCAGCGTTAGTGATGTAAACACGAACGTTATTAGCAGTAGAGGTAGTTGCGCCTGTTACTGCAAACTCCCATGTACCATCAAACGCAAACGCAGCCGCACCAGAAGCATTACCCACGCCACCATTCTTGTAGGTGTACGCAGTCAACTCTGGGGGAAGGGTGGTTGACTCAGTCTTGGTTGCATTACCAGATGCTGTAATTGATACGCCAGGACCATCAGCGAAAACAACAGGAACACCCGGCTGAATAGTCGTTGGAGTTGAAGTGGGAACGGTGATGAGCGAAAGATCACGGTAACGGATACGATCGCGTGACTCAGCGTAAACGCCATTGAGAGCCATAATTACTTCCAATCCGAAATGGTGAAGTCGTCAGTCTTTGTTGCACCCTCGTGGATGCGGCCAACACCAGTTGCCACACTGCCACGAATCTCTGCAACGTATGCCTTCTCGCCTTCGATGACCTTGGTCACGTCGGCCTTGGGGTCTGCATTTAGTGCCTCATACACGCGCTTACGAGCAGTCTCAGGAAGGTCAGCGGCTACAAGCGCCTCTGCAACAGCAGCCACGTCCGGCGCTGCATCTTCCTCGACCTCGGCAGCAGGCGCGGGCTTGAGGGCTTCCTTTAGGGACTCAGCAAGGCCAGTAACAGCACCGCTAACGCTCTCGGTAACTGCCTTTGTCAGTGCCTCAGTGAGAGCCTGGATTTCCTCGGGCTTCATACCCTTGTCCTTTCCTGGTTCATGTGACGTATTTTCGTCGGTACTAATCTTATCATGACTTTCACGATAGGATTCAATTAATGATGTAATCTTACCATCACGTCCTGCGCGCGGAACAATTGCCAGCGCATTCAATGGTGAGGGGAGCAAACCCTCCACAACGCCATCGACCTTGACACCATCAGCCTCAATGCTTACACCAATGAAATCCATAGCATCCGCAATAAACGGAGCGGCAGATTCAAAGAATCGAGCATCGGAGTAGAGTGCTCGTTCCGTGCTGTCGTACTCTGCGTCTGTCAGCGTAACACCAACAAGGTCCTTGACAGAGTGCTGGCCTCCGCGATCCCAGGCTTCACCCTCTGTGAGATGGTCAAAGAAAATCTGGGTACCTGCGGGAAATGCTGTAGCACCATCACGCTCAAGGACATTAGCCGGATATGTACCACTGGACCCGACACCTTCGGAGATCAGGCGAATTCGAGCCTTGGTTCCTGACAATGAAACTTTAGCGTTACTCTCGATAAGACGAATTGTCATGATGTCATTCTACCTTATTGCTGTTGGTCCATTGTATGGTCACCTTGGTTCTGGTTTGTGCCCCCGGGAACAGCACCAGTATTACCTTGACTTGGTGTCGGATCACTGGGGTTGTTCGGATCAGCACCAGCATTGAAATTGTCAGGCTTTGGCATGTTTTCGTGCATCTGCTGTACATCGAGCAGGTTCAGAACTGCATCCCGGTACTCGTCCTGGTGCAAACCGCCAGAGGTGTACGCCTGTGCAAGCGACTGTAGTTCACGGTATACCGGGTCCTGCGAGATGTTCGGGAACGTTACTTCGACATCAGTAGAACCCATGTCGATGAGTAGTTCCTCATAGAAGTCTTTCCACTCGTCTTGAATGGCCGTCATACCCTTAAGCGTTGGCTCATCAAGTGTCGTTGCGGCACCATAAGAACCACCAGTAGCGCCGGGGGAAGAAAGCAGAGCAATGACCGGCACACCGAGCGATGTTGCAACCATTGCTGCCAACGGCTGACCGTTATTCATGTTGACCTGTGCGCTGGGAACACCAGCACTTGAGAGCACGGTTCCACCGGGTGTGATCGCCGTGCCACCAATACCTGGCTGGGCCATTGAGATAGCGGCTTCGGTCCCAGTCTTCTTGGTGGCCTTCTGAACCGTCCATGCGATCTGCTGCAACGCCTTGACGAGTGAGGCATTGTCGGTCAAGTAAGAACTGTAGGCAACGGTCCACACCGCAGCAGCGAGGCTATCTGGAACACCGAATGTCCAACCAGTCTGTCGGTTAGAAGTCTCGTGGTAGATAACCTCGTCCTGGGCAACAGGAATAGTCTCGCTGGTATTGGGCAGTGTAATCGTCGCCGGAATGCCCGAACCGCGACGACCACGACCAACAAGCGTGTTCTTATACCGTGAAACGGGGTACCAGCGCTTCTTTGTGTCCTTACCGTCGCTCCACTCACGCAGGAAGTAACGAACCCGTGTTGCATCATCCGGGTCTGTAATGTACGAAGCAATCTGTGCAAGCGGAATGTGGGTCAGGATGTTGTTGGCATCACGAATGATGAACACATTGCCGTCTGTGTACTTTGCTAGGTTCAGCGTCGAACGGGCTTGGGTTGAGAACGCAACAGCCTTGTTGTAGCGATTCTTGATCGCAGCGTCGGTCTTGGAATTGGTATTGGTAAAAGCAATACCACGACCGAACACGTAAGCATGACGAAGTTGTGCTCCACGCTTGAGCAACGGATTGACTGCGGCCATATCACGAAGGTTCTCAGTGAGTTCCTTCAGGTTGTCAAGTGTAAGGCCAGTGCCATCGTCATTTCGACCGGTGAGTTTGGTCCATCCGATGTCTTCTAGATCAAGAACCTTCTTGGCAAGTGATTCCTCAAGCCGAGCAACTTGTTCCTGGGTACGCTCGTAGGCTTGTGTTAATGCTTCAAGTGGAGTAGTCACTATAAACCCAATCAAAAGTTACGCATAACAGCGAGATATCCCGGTACATCCCCAAGTATATCGTAGGGGTCCATTCGAATTTTGTCACCGGGTTGTGGATCATCCTCAGAACCAACGTCAACTGCCGAATAAATTACTGCGTCAAGATGGTCAGGAGACTTCAGACCTTTCTTCCGTTGCTCCGTCTTAGGTGCGATCTTGATACCACCAAGGTTGTTGTAGTCAAATGTCTGAGCAATGAGTTCATCCTGCAACTCTTGATCCTTCATATCCAGATCGATCTCACCAAGTTGCATCTTGACTCGCAACTGATCGTGATGCCAAGCACGAGCATTGTCCCACTGCGCACGATCTGGTGATCCATGACCACCCTGAATACCAACCAAGAGATATGGGGCACCACGGAACTCTGGCAATGAAGCAAGGTTAGTGTAAACACCATGACCTGTACCAGCCGCGTCGATACGAACCTGTCGTGCTCCCACCTCAAGTGCGATCTTGTGAATGGCAAAAGCGCCGTCGTATTCATTCATCTTCTGAATGGCTGTATGCCGACGAATCTTTCCACCTTGGTTGGTGTAGATCAACGTCTCATCCTGACCACCAAGAGCAACGTCAACACCCAAGTCAATCGGCGTGCCGGGCTCGGGGTCAATCTCTGTCTCGATGGCTTTGTTGATGACTGCCTGCGAGAAGAATGTGTTATCACTTTCATTCGGAAATTCACCGAGAACCTTGGACTGCCAGCGGGCAGAGTCCTCGCCCCAGGTAGTGCGCCAAACTTCAACCTTTTCCGGTGTGTTCATACCGGAGTTGAGCATTGCTTCTTGCTTGGCCTTGTCCTCATAGACCTCTTCACCCGTGAAGGTCGGCAAGTCAAAGGCACTGATCGTGTGCAAGTTCCAGTGCTTACTTAGTTCCTTCTTGATCCACAAGTCATGGAACATCGTTCCACGAAGGTCTGGGTTACCGATAGCGACGATCTTGTGATCGGCATTACCGGTGGTAACAGCCTCAGCCGCAACGAAGAGGTCACGTGGCACAGACCCGGCCTCATCGATGAACACTCCGGTACCGCCGTCGCGTCGGATACCCTGGAATGAACCAACGATGTCCTGGTCCTGCGGCTTTCGACCGACGGCAAGGTGTTGAATCCCGGTGAGCGTCTTGGCTTTCCATTCAAGAGACTCGTTGATGTTGCCCGGGAATAGAGCATTGTTGGCTTGAGACAGGCTGTAGTTCTGCTTGAGATAAGCAAAGATGACGAGTTCGATCTGCGCCAGCGTCGGTGCCGAGACGATGGCAATGACATCACCGATCTCGTGTGTGGTCACGTAGTGGCACACGAGATCAGCCACCAGTAGTGACTTCCCTGTACCGTTAGCAGACTTGATAGCGGATCGCTGGTGCTCTAGGTAGGAATGCGCAATCTCAGCCTGCTTGCTCCACCAGCGACGACCAAGAACGTCAGCAGCCCAAGCCTCCGGGTCGCGAGCATACAAGGAAACCCTTGAGCGACGACGCATCTCCTCAAGGGCTTCGTTGATTGCTTGTGTTGAAACTCTACTCATCTTCGTAACTTGCTTCTAGCATTCCCTCTTCAAATACACGGTCCAACTCTGCAACCTGTACGAACTGACCGTACTCAGCCTCAAGCCAGGCCCGAGCCTTCATGTACCCCTTGGCGATAATCTCCATCATGACTCGTGCCTGAGCCTTGCTAATGGCATTCATCTCCTCTTCGGAGATACGGTTCTGGCGTTCTAGAAGATCGTTGATCGTGGTAACCAACTTCATATAACTCTCGACAAACTTTGGTGCATTGTCCGCACCAAGATCGATGTCAAAGTTCTCGATCTTTTCTTTCATGAAGTACAACGACTGCATCAGCAGTTTGCGCTCTTCAATCTCATCCCAGATGCTGTGCTCAGCAAGAAGTTCTCGCACGCGAGCCGCAGCCTCGATCGCGGACATTCCGAACTTCTCGGACATCTCGACCGCGCTCATGCCATTGGCAGCAGCCTCAAGAAGACTCCGATCGCGTAGCGCGAGTTCCTTCTTCTTAGCCACGAGTGGCCTTCTCCAATTCGTGTAGGTCGTCAAGGAATTCCTCGACAAGAGTCTTTTCGGCTCGATCGTCAGATGTCTCTAGAACGTCGGTCCACTTATCTTTCAATTCGTTGATGATATCTCTCATGATATGAACTTTACCATACGAAAAAACCCCACCGTTTCCGATGGGGTTCAGTCGAGATAATGGATCACCGCCTCGTTATTCGCCTGCGGGAGTCAAAGCCTTTCCATTTGCATCACGCGGCTGTGCAACGGGTGTAACCAGTGCACGGGCCTTGAACGCATTGATGATCGGCAAGACAGCACCTACAAGACCGGAAACAGAGAGAATAAGGGCACCAGCAGCCTGCGCTGCATTTGACCAAACTTCGTCTGTACCAAAACCGAGTAGGGTTGCTACCGCGCCAAGACCAGCGATGACACCAGTAACCTTAGCCGAAAGAGTAGCCGCGTCGATAACAGGCTCGTAAACATTCAATGCCATAGTTTCTCCTTATGGTTGGTGACGATCTCAGTCTACCATGGACTTACGTCGCATCTCACGTTGAGCCTTTTCCATGTAGAACGTACGCTGAATTCCGAGGACACCCAAATTCAAGAATACGATACTCCACACGATTTCGTAACCCGGATACCGTTTAAAGATTACCTGGGCTGAGAACACGAGTAGTAGTGCAAGAATTCCAGCACTTGTACCCATTGTGTTTCGCCCGTAAGGGTTCTTCCACCACTTACTGCGAATAGCGTACCAAGTCACAAACCAAGTCCATGCGAGAGTCGCAAAAATCAGGGTGAACACACCAATAGTTCTTAACATCATTCCACCCCAAAAATACGATAGCCGAAGCCGTTTTCTTCTTGCAACTGAATATGACGCTTTTGGATCGATTCAGCCCGAGCACCAATGATCTGCGCAAATCTGTAATTAGCCTTTGATGCGGCTAAAGCCCGCTCTGCTTCTTTTTGACGCTGTTCCAGTTCGTCAGACTTCTTCTTGCGACTCACGACCACTCCTCTCATTTCCTGGCTTGTGGGGAGTAGCCTCAAGGATACGCAAAATGGTTTCCTGCCCAGTCACCATCTTACTGATCGGCTCAACCAGGCCGAGATAGGCAGCATGAGACGTTGCCCATGCTTCTTGGAAAGTATCTGCCATCTTCTGCGCCTGGTCCACTGCCTTACGGGAAACGATGTCCCCTCGGATGTACATGATGAATACAGTGACAATGATACTAACAAGTACACCGATGATGCTCAGTTGACCCCAGATGGGAAGTTCCTCAATCACCTGTTGTCTCCCAAGAATGTCATTAACATAGCAGGTTTAGTTTACCATGTTGTGACAAAACAAAACCGGCCGAAGCCGGTTATTGTTAAAGACCATTTACTAAGACTGACGGTTTGGTTGTGTCCGCGGTGATGATCCAGTTGGAACCATATGGATAACCATATCGGTACGGGTGATACCACCAATCATACCTATCCTCATCGGATGTCTCGGTCACACGCTTGACCAACTTGCCATCTTCAAAGTAGTCTGTGACCGTTGTCTTCTTGCTCATAGAATCTCCAACTCCTCCCACTTGCCCTGGTTGCTGATGAACGACAGCATACCACCAGTTGCTACCTTACCTGTGAGGTTAGCGAACCATGTGCTTCCGTTGTCTGACGACGGTCCTCCAATGAGCCAACGCTGGTCCCCAGACTGCTCCATGCGCATAGAGTGAAAGTGCCCATAGAGCAGCATATCTGCCTCGTGTAGACCGCTTCGTCGTCCATGACTCTGCTTGGTCCACCAGTCGTCCATCATTTCTGGCTTACCGCGCTGATGACCATGCACAGCGCCGATCTTCGATCCATCAACAGTGGTAATCGTCAATGCCTCTTCATTACCGTTCGGTCGGTAGAACTTGACGTGCGCGAACGACGGATGCTCGCTGAACTTCTCTTCTAGTGTGTAGTTGATGTCAATGCCGAAGTCATCGTTGGGAACGGACGCCAAGTCCTTCGATCCTTCCGCCCTGACCTGACAGTGATTACTCGGAACAGTAATGACGTTCAGACTCGGTACCAGCGGAGCAATCATCTTGATGCCCTCAGTCAGCAGTCTACGAGCGGTACGAATCTGTTCCGTCAAGTTCATATCGTTGGTCTGTGGCTGGTTCTTGACGTTCGAGAACCCCTCGATGATGTCACCGAGGTCCCACAGGTTGACCTGTTGCGGTCGTAGTTCCTTGATTCGGTCAACAGCGAGCGAGAAGGAGTTCATCACTCGTTCGATGAGTTCTTTCGTGCCTCCCTTGAGTTCCCGGGCCTTACCGGTCTGAAGATCAGCAACAAGAACGTTATAAGCCAGTGGCTTTAGTCCCCGTGAATCAAGCGGAGCACTAAACGTGTATCCATCTAGCGCTTGCTCAACGTCATCATATGTCGCTACCTCTAGCAAAGCCTTCTTAGCCGGGCTGTAGGTGATCTTCTCGTAACTACCGTCCGGGAGACGAACGGTCTTCCCTCGGGAAGTGATGATCTCATTGGGAATCCCGAAGAAATCGTCAGTATCCTGTAGATATCGCCTATGCCGCCTGATCGTTGCTTCGTCCACACCGATCTGACGAGCATTCTCAGCATGTGTAGCCGAAACATCAATGCTTTGGCAAACCGGGCAGTTGGTTGGGTGACTCACGTGATGTTCCTCATGTTTCTGTATCCTCCCTGCTTACGTGGTACTAGCCTATCACGGATCAGGTCAAGGTGACCTCTACGAGTGTTGTTCCGTTCGGGGTGTAGTACAACTTGCTGGACTTCAGTGTCGTACCGTTAGCAGTGTAAGAGATCACAGGCGTGACAGGATCAGTAAATGAGTAAGCCGGAGCCCACGTTCCTTCATCCACAGAACCAAACTGCAAGGGACCAAAATCCCATGTAGTCACTGCTGATGATACTGCGCCGCCCACGCGGAACCGACGAGCCTGAAGCGTTCCAGTATCAACGGTTGCACCCGAGTCCCAGGTTCCGACGACTGTTCCGTTGGTGGTCAGGACTCGGTGTGCGCGCCGTCCGTCCGTGGTTCCTGTCCCGGGTGTGATGTAACCCTGAAGGAAATAATCGGTGTTAGGCTCAAGATCAATGCTGTTCGACCCAGAGATCAGCGTCGTTGTTCTGTTATAAGCACACAACTTGCCCGTGCTATCAATGCGCAACGACCCGAGCAAAGTGTCCGTGTCAGAGTAAAAGGTGCAGACTGTGGCGATAGCGCTTGGATCGGCTGGTGTCCTGAATCCGATACCAAGATACGAACGGGTTGAATCAAACGATGTGCTTGCTAGTGTCCATCGCATGTAAGAGGTATTAGCCTGTGCAGTAAACCGGACACCAGAACCAGTGGACCACCCGATTCTTGCTGCATCTAGGTATTGGAATGCCGAGCCACCACCAGGAGTAGAAGCATTGTTGGTGACCAATGCGTCCATAATAGGGCCATAAGCATTCGAGGTATCCCGCTGAACGGTGGTGCCGGAAGTGGCAGTTCTCGGGTCCCATGTCAAGATGTTTGTCACGTTATTATCCATTCACCGGAGTTACTGCACCTAGGTCACTCCATGACCAGGTACCATTTGATGCCTTAACGGGAGTTGTAATAATCCGATGTCCTGAGTGCAAAGATGCGTACTGAGACGAACGGATCAAGTATTTACTATCAGCACGTTGAACGTGAAGATTGTCCTGGAACAGAACATCCGTCATCGGATTGGGATTACTTGTCTTGTAGTAATGATTAATGTTATAACCATTACCTTCAACCGATCCGCCAGGACCGTGCTGCCAGAAGATATTTCGGCGAACGTTGACACTTCGGATCATACCAAGATCACTGCTGTATGCTTCCTGTTGTGCCATGACCCCTGCGTTATGTGCACCGTCAGAGGTTTCCTTACTTGGCGTTAATGTGTATCCAGAAAGGTCATTTACCGGTCCACCAAAGAGGTTGTACTCGATATCCATATACTGTGGTCGGGACCACTGGCACAGGTCGGAGTGGGTCCCCTCGGGCTGGCTGTGCAGGGGGCCTCGGTAGTACAACGCGTTGTGCGACCAATTATGACGGAAGTATGCTCTATTGGTGATAAGTTCATCAGTCGTCAGGCTTGTGAGCGTGACCGCAAGGTTCATGGGGTCTTGAATTTGGTGGAATTCACAGTGCTGAATCTGGAAACGACCGCCACGAAGACCAATTGATGTACGAGCAAGGTACAGTGCCTCGTCAACATCCCACGCACCACCGGGTGGGTCAAGTTCTGGGATGCACCACAACAACGTGCTGAACACGCAATGTTGCGCAGACCACACCTTGACGTTATCCGACGTATCCCGGATATGAGCCTGGCTATTCGGGTTAGCCGATACCAAGTCAGGGCGCGGACCGGCAATGAGAGAATTCGAGATTGACGACGCGCCGGAAGAAGATGGGGTTAGCCCACCCCAGACGATTCGTCCAGACAACGGAGTCGTGCCCCAAGTTCCTGCAACAACTGTTGTACCATCACCCATAGGAATGAGACTCGCCATATCGGTGCCAGGAAGAAGACCCGTGGTCTTTTCATTCGGTACGTACGTCAACTTCCCTGCTGCTGTAGACGCTGAACGAAGTGCGGCACGTTGCGTAGCATCGAGAACAGGATCGCCAGCCCATGCAGCACCGATAACACCGGTACCGACGAGACGGAGATAACCGTCAGGATGGACATAGAACATTGGGCTCATTGGACAATCCTCATAAAACGTATTTTAACAGCATTTGATCGTCGTTACTTGCGTCATGACAAATGCCATACGTCAACTGGACCAAAAGCAACATGCGAATCAACGGATGCGTCAGGATTTGCCCCGAGATTTGCTGTTTCTACCTGAAAACCAACCCACATCGGCACTGTGATCGGTCCACCGGATGCAGTTCCGACGAAAGTGTTATCCCACCAGAAACGGACACCCGTTGTCGGGTGTGACTCAAATCTCCACTGGTGTTCGACACCATCAGATAATGGCGACGAACTGAGCGCTGACCAACCAGACCATAACGACTGACCGCTTGCACCGTGGTAGACGTAACCGTTTGGTAGATCGGAACCATTCAGATCGGCCTCACCGCAGTCGATCTCGCCATCGGCCCAAACGTAAGGATCGGCTTTCCATCCGATAACGAGTGCCTTGAACCCTGGCGCTGCTGATGCCTTGATCGTACCTTCTGCGGCAATACCAAGGTGACCGCCCCAACCATTGAGGATCACCTTTCCACCAAGGGGCACACCGCCAACGGTATTGACCCGAATCTTGAGGTAACCGTTTTCGACGTACAACTGTGATCGGTTGTACTGACCACCAGTTACACCGCCAGTGTTGTTCCACTTGGTGTCCCCTTCGCCGTCAGTGGCCGTAGGATACCGCGACTGATAGACAGAAGAAGACCAACCACCAAGAGCGACTGGCGTACTCCAATCCTCATGAACCACCCTTGTCCAATTCTGGGACAAAGAAGACGTAGTGCGAGAAGTAATTGGAGACGTCAAGATAACCTGGGATGTTCTTCCGTCGGTCACTGAACCAGAATGCTGCAATGCAGATGACCCGGAACCCCCACCGTCGTTCTGTTGTCTGCTCCCCATCCACAGCGTAGTTCTCGTTTGCGCTGTATCCGTTGTAGAGACGACAGATGCGGCCTGAGTAAAACCGGCTGGGATCGTGGTAACCGTATGTGAAGAACCTGCGGTGTGCTCCCCCGTGTGCCCCAGAAGGACAAGATTTCCGAGGAAGCCCTTGCTCGTTGTGGCGGGTAAGGCTGAATGACCGTCAGAGGAAACCAGCCCTGGGATTGTCGAAGAAGAACCGACAACGACCGGTGTACCAGCCGTCGATCTAATCAGAGACACAGCACCAACAACTCGGTTCGCACCGGAGAAAGTGAACGTATGCGTCGTGGGTTCTGAACCTGTGACCGTTCTTTGCCACCAACCCGTGACTCGGTTACTCGTTGTAGACGCAACAAAAGCCGGTCCGACCCGGGTCCATCCACTTGGTGGCGTAGCGTCTGTCGCAGATGCGAACAACGCAGACGAGATGTGTGCGACCAACAGGTCACCACTTTGAGCACCAGAAGGTGTGTTCAAAGTGATAGAACTAGCCGACTGATTAACAGCCGACGTTGTAGCGATGATCTGCGGTGGAAGAAATTGGTCCGACCATGAACTACCCGGAGAACTACTACCCACACGACGTAGATATCCGTCAGGGTGGATATAGTAGACCGGGCTCATGCCGGAACCACTACAACGAGGTCACCAGCCTGCAAACCACTCGGGGTTGCACTTGTTGAAACAATGATGCGGCCGGAAACAGTAAGAGCATCACCTACGATCTGCGCCTTGCCCGCGAGCGCAGCAGCAAGACCAATCGGTGTCACGGCACGAACGGAGTCGGTACCGGTCGTGGTTTCAGTAGTTGTTGCAAGTTCAACAAGACCCGCGACAGTAGTTGATGCAGAGGACACACCAACGTCCGAGGGAACGAGCGTAATGTTACCGCTGAGCGCCTTACCGGCAACAGTGGTTGACGTAGCAACCTTACCTGCGAGAGCAGTTGTCGCAGCGCTTGACAAAGGCTTGTCCACATCAGCAGTGTTATCGACATTACTTAGACCAACCATTGCCTTGGTGATGCCACTGACGGTACCCGTGAAGGTCGGGGAAGCAAGGTTTGCCTTGAGGTTCAATGCTGTTTGCGTTGCGGTGCTGACTGGCTTGCTGGCATCACTCGTATTGTCAACGTTGCCCAAGCCGACCATCGCCTTGGTAATACCACTCACAGTACCTGTAAACGTTGGCGAAGCCAAGTTGGCCTTGAGATCAAGAGCAGTCTGGGTAGCACTAGAAATGGGCTTATTCGCGTCACTGGTGTTGTCAACGTTTCCGAGACCAAAACTAGACTTCGTGAGAACAACGTCTCCGGTGAGACCGTTAACTGTGTCAACGGCTCCTCCACCGCCAGCGGGACCTGCCGGTGGGATAATGACCACACCCATGTCAGGCCCCTGTCAAGCAAACACGTACATCGACTGTACCGCTGGCAACAATGCCGTAAACGTTTTCTCCGCGATAAAGTTCAAATGATGGATATGCTCCGGCGACAATGGGTAGACCATTGGCAACACTTACGTCGGAACCACCGACACTGAAGCCAGTAGAGCCGTTGTAGAACGTTGCGGTCGCAGCAAAGTGCGCCATATCTCCACCGCTCTCACCTGGGGTGTAGGTATCTTTGGTCCAGTCGGTCAGCAAAGTAGGTGTCGTTTCTACTGTTACAACATAAGTCTTCACGTGAAGTCCAATCAGGAATGAACTAGTTCATGTCCTATCATACCGTAGACAAACAAAAACCCCGCCGAAGCGGGGTATTGTTCTATTCCGTTCTTCGTTGCCTCATCTCAGCCAACCGCTGTGTTTGCAGAACTCGTTGTTCCTCTGTGAGCGTCCGACCCTGCCGCTTAGCGCCAGTTGCTGGATTCCAGTTATTAATGGGAATCGTAAACTCAGCCCAGGCCGTTGTGCCGTAGAACCCGGACCGAGTTTCGGTGTACGACTTGTTCCGTCGAAGTTTCGTGATCCACTTCTTCTGCGCTGTCCAGATCGTCACAAGACCGTCAGAGTCGCTAGCATTGATGATAGTTTCACGTTCTTGAGCATTCAGACTACTAATTCGGGCTACTTCTACTGTTTCTGTCATGATCTTGTTTCCCTCTTTCACTACGCAGATAGTAACTGTTTTAGCCTACTAAGTGCAAACTCAATCGTCGTCTTCGTCGTCTTCAACCAGATTAAAGCCCAAAGCAGTCATCATAGCCCGCAACGTGTCACCATCTACGAGCACGTTGCCGTTTTCATCATAGTTGACGATTGCCTTGTACCCGTACTCGTCAATCCACGTCTCTTCAGACAACATACTGTCCCTTCACTCGAATCTTGATGTAATCGGTCAAATGTGGTGCCTTCTCGAACGTCACCTGCACAGAGGGCCAGTCGATCTCTTCTCCCCCGCTCTCGACGCCCGTATTGAGTTCATCGAACAGCCGAGCGACTGCACGACCGACCCAATGGAAGTGCGCCACTTCCTGAACACCAAACGCTGTATCTGTCATGGAGTAACTTCCTCGTCCCAACTCTCTGCAACCCATTCCCGGTATGCATCGTAGATATCATCGCCAGCAATCTCATTGACGATCGGCAAGAAGACATCCGATGTTACCCCAGCATCCTCGGCCAGTCCGTCTAGCCGGGTAAACAAGTAATTCGATACCGCGTCCCAGACATCCTGGACCTTGACTGTCAGTTCCTCGATCATAGTTCCACCACACTTGTCACTGGTGTCGTAAGACGCCACTTACCATTAGCGAGAGACATATGCACCGGTAAACCAACGACCACCCGCGTTGCTTGCTTCAAGTCCAACCATCGACCATCTGGTGCATTCTCGTAGTCGATGCCAGGTGAAAACGGTCCGACTCGGCGTACTCGGTTGTTGACGATCTCGTACTGCGCTCCTGACTCAGTTGTGAAGCGTACGTCATTCATCAGTCTATCGGCCCCCATGTCCTGAACGACTCGCAGCGTGAAATTCTTTTAGTGAAATGCCTGCCTCAAATAACTCATATGGGGCGGGCAAAGAACAAAATTCATCGTGATGATGATGTAGTGCAAGTGGACACTCGGGAGACCCATTTCCGTGATGACGACCATCGTGTCCAAACTGCCAGTTACCACGCCTTAGTCGATCGATTCTTGCTTGTCGCACATCGTGATCATTCATCTTCGTCATCCCGGTACTCAAAATCATCAATAGCATACTCAACTGCGTGTACGAATACTTCAAAGTCTGCGTACTGGCGCTCCAAGTCTCGCCATGTTTGTGCTAGGTCTGACTCTTGGTCTTCTAGATCATCCGCACTCAAACCATACCCAAGGGCTTCGATGATTCCGCCCGCATAATCGATCTTGGCAACAAACTCAGCCTCAGTCAATTTTCGATCGCTCATGTCAACCTCCCTCATCCAGGTCACCGGCCTCTTCCAGTGACACTCCACTGTACCACACTACCACGTCTGCAAACCGTATAGTAGAACCCCTGCAAACTGTAGCATACGACGAAAACCGGCCCCAGCGCAATGCCGAGAGCCGGTTTCCTTGTCGGGCGAAAGGAGGTATTCCTATCATATCACCTGTGTTCGGCAGCGTACTTGATGTTGGCACGCAAATCACCAACAGAGAGGTTACGAGACTTCCAGTAGTCGAACCCGGCTTGGTCGATCTCGAATCCGTAGAAGTCACGGAACGCCTTTCGAATCGCGCCAGACTCAGCAGTCGTGGCGAGGAACGCCGTGATCGTGTCCGTCTCACTACGGCCAGGGACGATCCAGCCGCGCCACTCTTCGATGGTACCTGGCCGATCGAGTAGGTCCGTGTAGAGAGTCTTTACTGTAACAAGCATATCGTCTTCCTCTGAATCTGTTGGTGTGGGTACTGGTGTCGGGATGTTCGGTGTGGTGGGGATAGGCGCTGGTGTTGGTCGGTAGTACCGGTCATAGGATTTGATGTACTCAAGATGCCAGTCTTCACCGGATACACGATCCTTGATCCAGCCGTATTGTGTACCGTAAGCCCGAACCCAAGCCTTAGTCAGACCAGTCAGGTCCAACGCCCGACCGGTCTCATGGTTGGACGTACCCGGGGTGGCGGCGCTGGCAACATTCCGCTTACGCCACCACGACTTACCCTGCCAAGTCCGCTTGTCCTTCATGGATGAGAGCAAGTAACTCGTCGTGTATCTGGCTGTGAAGAGGGCTACCTGTTCCTCGTAGGTCCGTCCTGCGTCTGTGATGCCCCCAGCCGGACAGCCAGCAGCGAGCATTCGCTGGTATGAGGCCGCAGCATCAGCGTCCAGCCACGCAGCCTTACCACTTGATGTCTTTGCTCCGATTAATGTTACGAGCATAAATCTCCGTTCATCGTGTGCCTTCGAGCATATCACATCGGCCTATAGTAAATCTGGATTTACCAAAAATTTTGGACACTAGTTTAAAACCATAGTGGTTCAATACCGGGTTTTAGTGAAAAACTCCACGTGAGGCGATATTTCAAAAACTATAGACAAGTTCACCCCACCCCCGCCATGAACGCCCCACGTCCAAAAATCCGGGTCTTTGCGTGTCATTGACCCTTACATCACAAACCTTTACTTTGCGTTTTCTTGACCCATGCTATACCTCCACCCGTTCGTGTCATTCTTATGTGCTCATTCATACATTCATGTTTAAACAAATCCCCGGGCACTCGTGGGCTCGCACCCGTGAGGGAAGGAATGGGACAGGTGGCGCACCATTCCTCTTTGTTGTGTACCTTCTTGCTGACACACTGTCATGATCCAATGGTTGACCCCTGTACTACCTGTATACCCCTATGGGTATGTCATCCTATGTATGCTCATGCATACGCTCCTGTATGTATGCACTACCCATACCCCTACAGGTACCTACCCACATACCCCTATGGGTATGCTCAGTTCGTGTTCAAATCGACGCACACATGATCGTTTATGGTGCCAAGGGTGATCGGTCCTACCTACCTATTCGATCATGTGTGAGGGGCGTTTCCGCCGATCTCGTATGGGTGCGCACCCGTGACTGTCACCCTGCACACGCCACTCACCCCTGCCTGCCCTGCTATGCATCGGGTATTCATCCCGTCATCCCATGTGTGTATGACCTACACTCATCCTATGGGTCACTATGTGGGACATCTGATCTTCGTTGTGTTCAGCATGTGACATTCATCCTACGGATTATCAGGTGTGTTCTGCCTGTGTTCCATGATCTTTATGTCTCTGACCTGCACCTTTATCATCGTTATGATCCTGTTACCTACTAGGGACTTGACTGTCCCTGCCTCTATGGGGAGTGTGCAGCCATCGGTTGGACGCATCACCCGCTCGCGCAGGTCCCGGGCACGGGACGCACGCGGCGGACGTAGGGGCCTCAGGGCCCCGGCCACGTCACCGGGCCAGACTGGCGAACTAGCCACCATGCCGCCCCTACAGGGCGTGACGCGATAGGGCGAGGCCAGCCCCCTATGACTACCGGTCCCCTTGCACGGGACGCGGGTAGCGCACCGACACTGACGATGACTGCGCACACTTCACTAGCCGCCTACTCCGTAGGGCCTGGCACCGGGTGACACGGTTCATGACCGGGTGTGCGCACGAGGGAATGCCGAGGACGGGTCAACATTGGGGACAGCCCGGATTGATAGTGGGGTAGGCATTCCCTTTCGCTTATCACATGCACACGGGAGAGGAAACGATCATGTCAAAGTTTTACGCAGTCGTTGTCGAGGGTGCTGAGCACATCAAGCACTACGAGACCGCTTCCAACTGGTCTCGCCACATCCTCACCCCGGGCCAGTATGAGATCGTTCCGGTAGACATCCGGTACAACGAGACCACGCCTGACAAGGCGTACTACGGCCTCGTCAGGGTCCCGGGCGTGATGGTCGAGTCCTACTTCGTGAACCGCCTCTTCGCCGCGACCTCGGTCGACCACAAGACCGACCTGGCCGAACTCAGCGTCTCGCACTTCGCGCCGTACTGGTACCAGGTCAAGGACGGCGAGTCCTACGGCAACATCTTCACCATCGTTCAGGTTGACGACTGAGACAGTCTGCCGATCTTGCATTAGGTAAGGGTGACCTTACCTAGTGTTGGATTTACAGACAACTACAGCGAGAGGAAACGATTATGGAAACCTATTGCGCAAAGTGTGGCACGCGTCTCATTCGGGATTGGGCAGGCTGGATGCATGTTGCGCGCCTTAGCGTGAACACTCGACACAAGCCACGACCCATTGTTCGGGAAGGCTGACAGTCTGCCGATCTTGTGTCGGCCGCTAATACTTCCGCTTAGACAATCTAGGTAGCGCACACGTTGACTCGGGCAACGTCGGTTCATGACCGGGTGTGCGCACGAGTGGTTCCTATACGGTGGACCGTTAGGACGTAAGCGTAACCGCGATAAAGGTTACGGCCACCATCAATCACTCACCTGCACACGGGAAAGGAAAGGAAAGGAAAGGAAACGATCATGACGCGTGTAATGGTGTCAGATCAGGCATATGATGAGTTTCGTCGTGGCTACGTTTTGGCAATGCTCTGGGCCAACGCGTACGACGCCGAGACGGGCGAGCCGATGGAGGACATGGCGTACGCCTACCAAACGCCCGGGCGTTGGTGGATGGATACTCCTGTTGACCTCACCGATGCTGACGCGTTCCTTGAGGGCAACTACGACGCTTTGGTGAGCGTCGGCGACATGGATCAACATGGGCACGACTTCGCGCTGACGCGCAATCGTCACGGCGCGGGTTTCTGGGACCGTGGATACGGCCCGATCGGAGACGCGCTGACCGAGGCCGCGCACGTCTACGGCGAGGCTGAAGTATACCTTTGATCTAGCGCTTGAGCATGGTCTAGAACACACGTTCTAGGCCGTGTCCTGGTTCTAGGTTTCTTCTCTGAGAAAGGAAACGATCATGTACATGCTCACGATCACGACCAAGACCTATGGCCGGACTGACTCCGGTAAGTCCTGGTCATCCAAGCCGGTCGAGACTCAGACGGAGCGCCTGCCGTGGAATGTTCAGCGCGGTCTTGGTGATCGTTACGGAAAGAACGTGCACTCCAAGATCACGAGTGCTGACACTCTGTCGTGGTTCCGTCGTCTCGGTGGGTCTGAGTACGCCGAGCGTTCTTACACGCCGATCGGTTTCATCGTGACTCGGCTCATCAGCACTGACCCCAGCCGCACGATTCGCAAGGTTCGCACGTTCAGCATCACTGACGAGAACTGACACGCTTTGATTGCGTATCGGAAACGGTACGCTTTCATGGAGTGTCATTCACAATCAAGAAAGGATCGGAAATGATTCCGCTCGACCTCGATTACATTCTCTCTCGTGCATGCAGTAACCCGAGCGACGAGCCTAGTTACAACTACTATCGGATCGAATTGCACTGTGTTGCATTCACGGTCAAGGCTAAGCCTCTCGGGTATGACCACGTTACCGACAAGGCGCACTTCGACATTAAGTCGTGGCGCGTTGAGTCGATCTAGACAGTATTGGTCGCCTACTTGGTGTGTACCGCATTGCGCACGCTTTGCGGGGCGTGGTTCGATTCCACGCATAGGCACTCATGACAAACCACAAGAAAGGACAAGAATCATGCTCAAGGCAAATCGTCGGACCGCTCCGGCACTCATTTCCCAGCGTGTGGAGTTCGATGCTTCGACGCTGTCGGCCCGTTGGGTGTACTCCCCTGACTTCGGACGGCTGAGTCCGAAGAACCGTCAACTCATTGCACAGGACTGGCGCAACGCTTCGTCAGGTCGGCTTTACGTTGTGTATTCGTACGCAACGCCCATCGCTTGGTACAACGGTGAGATTTGGACGATTCCTGCTGACAAGTACAGCGTCACCACTTCCCGTCACCAAAGCATCGCTCGGCGTGGCATTTCTATTCTCTAGAAAGGACAAGAATCATGCCTACTCCGGTTTTCATCCATGACGATGACGAGTATTGCGTGTTCCTCGGTCACTTCGATGGGCATGACCTTTATGTTCATCACGAGGGTTTGCCTACCTATGTTGCTCGATACAGCAATGACGGTCCCGATTACAAGTCTGGGGTCGTATTCGTTGGTATTGACAAGCACATTACCGAGGCCCACCGTCTCGCTGTTCAGCGTGGCATTTCCATTCTCTGAAAGGACAACGAAAATGATTTGCCAATGCGGATCAAAGTTGCGTGGCGGTATTCATCTTCCGTCATGTCCCTTGCACAAGGGTTACACGTGTTCCGTTTGTAGAAAGGACAAGAACAATGCGTAACCTCGTTCTCGTCGGAAAGATCGGACCTGCATTCTGGCCTAATGCGCAAATCAGTGCATACGATGTCACGGTCTCAGATCGCTCATTCTTTTTCGCGGCTGACAAGGAAAGTGCCCTGTCGGATATGTTCGTGACTCTTTTTCTCAATCTTCACGAAAGGACAAACGAAAATGCGTGATGCATGGAGCAACGATCCCGACCGCACTACTCGCCGCGAGGGAATGGGTCCGCGAGTGCCACTAATCGTCGGTAATGATGTCATGACATGGGCCGATGGATTCGGTTTGTGGCACGCGCTCGTGAACACGTCTGACCCTAGCGTGGCTGAGAACCTAGGCCGTGACGCTATCGTGCATGAGTTGATCGTCCGGGGTGAGGATGAGTCCTACGTCCCTACCGTGGTCCTGACTCCGGCTGTTCAGGATGGCCGGTCCGTATTCGTCGTGAGCGAGGTTTAGCATTAGGTTTGCCACAAGCCCACAAAGTTTGTGGCATTCCTTGTGTCAAATCTGACACGTAATCCAAAAGGAGAAGTGATATGGACATTCTCG